ATCCTTAGGGATGTCCGCGGACTTCGCCAGGACCGGGAAGTATTTTTTGAACTGCCGCACGGAAAGGCCTGGAATTGTCCAGGTCTTTCCGGCCATGTAGACGGGGGTGCCGTCGTATTGCGATCTGGTCTCGTCCATAACGGATTAACCGAGGTCCGCGTACATGTAACCGAGCACGCCAGCCGCATCGCAAGAGGCATCGAATTCCAGATCGGAAATCCAAAAGTCTTCTTGCTTGGTGGGGATGGAGAACGTGCCCATCATGCATGAATTCAGTTGAATGCCCATGATCTGGCTTTGAAACGAGTTGAACAGGAACGCCTGGAATTCCGGCGCGTAGCCCATGAACTGGTTCACCAGAGCGACGGTGGTGCCGCGGGCGGCATTCAGCCAGGTGTAGCTGATATAGATCTGGGTCTTGGCCGCTTCGTCCGCAGCCGAGAATGTGTATACGCCCAGAAACGGGGTGGGCGCGGAATACTGGCCGATAGCGGGCGTGCCTGGGACCTTTTGAAACTGCTGCCCGGTAGCCGCATTCAGGACACCAAAATCGGTGGTGGCATTCGCTGCGTTAGTGACTGTGACGGTGGCCGCGGGAGGCGATCCGCCGCCGATGGTCCAGGCTTCGTTGGCTGCCAAGATCTGCATGCCGGTGGTCTGGGTCTGTCCCCAGTAGAGCTGATTCAGCATGGTGGGGTCCTGGGTGGCAAACTTGCCTTTGCATGTCACATCGATTTTGCCGCGCGCTTTGGCAACGGCCATTTGCTGTTGGCCCCAGAGTTTCTTGATGTCGCCTTTGACGTTGATGTTGCACTCCTGAAGGGTGCCGACCATATAGGGCGTGGGATTGGCTGCGAGGTTTCCGGCGTTCGGAACTGCCACGAGAACGCCGCTGCCGAACTGATAATTGGGCACTTGGTAATACTCCTTTTTTGTTGGGGGTTGAGATTGGCGCTTCTGAATCGCCGGGGAAAAATTATGGAACTAAAATCTTGAGCGGGATATGCACGCTCGCCTGCTGGCTGAAGATGCCTTGGTCTATGCGCGTTTCGCCTTCGATCCAACAGTGTTGGACCAGGCCGCCGAGGGTCAGGCGTCCCTGCGAATCGGCTGGGTATGAAGGCAGCAGCGCCGTGTCGATAGCATTCAGCAGCGCATTAATCTGGGTGGCCGCCAGCGACGTTTCTTGTCCTGGAGTTTGATTGATGGCCGATTCCCAGCAATGCACGATGAGTAGGGCGCTGAGCGTCTTCTTGCCTGCCGTGCCTTGCGGGCGCGGGTTCGTGTCTTCCGACGCTTCGACGAGGAATAGGGCGGGCTGCTGAGCCGGTCCCAGCGCGGGAGGCGGAATGTAGCGCCTGCCGACCGTTACGAAGGTTGGGGGTGACCCCTGGAGATTCGCCACCAGCAGACTGAACAGGGCGGCATAGATTGGCTCGCGGTCTATAACCGATAGCTGGCTAGGCACTCATGGCCTCCCGAACGCGCGCCTGAATCTTCTCGAAGAACTGCCCCTGGTATCCCTCGCCAATACTGAAGAAAAAGGGCCGGGCAGGTACGGAGAATTCTTTGTGCGCCCGATACACGCCAGGGGCGCGCATGCCCACGATCATGTTCATAACTGTGTTCCCGACGGCGGGCACGTGATAGCCATGTTCCAGCCAGTAATGGGCTTGCTTGCCTGCGTTCCTGGGCTTGTAGATGGCATTGATATCGTCGTCCGTTTCGATCACTCTTCCCGATCTGCCCAGGATGTTGGCAAGCATGTCGTTGGGCTTGCTCCGAGGGTCCGATGGATGCGCCGCTGCCGCTTCCACTTCGGCTTGTGCCAGCCCTTTGACCCCGTCCTTCATTCCCACCCGGACGCCCACCAGGATGCGTTCCTGGAGATGATCGATGTAGGAGACGGTGGAATCGACGGAGGTCTTATCGAGGGTAAAGAGGACCATACTTATTCTTATGGCTTGCGGGAGCCATCCCGCCGCGCCAAACATTGAAAACGAACTGTTGTTCCGGACGGTGTGAGTCTGCCGAATCCAGTTGGTGCAGACCTAGGCGACCCGATGACCTGGGCGGACAGGTTGGGAAGCTGCTCGTTATAAGACTGGAACCGTAGCCGGAGGTGGGCCGCCGCTCCTTCGGTTTACCGCTTCCGCGCCTTAGCCAAATCCAGTTTCTTGCTCATATCGAGCAAGGCCACTCGCTCCGGAGGCGTTTGTAGCGGATCATACCGTCGGTACCGTTCGATTACCCTCTTGACCGACAACGGAATCTCGCTTTCGGGTGTGGTCACCGTTTCGCCAGTCACCTGGTGGATGTTGGTCTGTCCGATGCTCATCCGAGACTTGTAGCGCTGTGCCGTCCACTCGATTACGGCCTGTGCCGCATCGGGAGGAACGGCTGCATATCCCGCGTTGTAGGTAATGGAGTATTCCCGTTCGTCGACGAAAATGAAGACCTTTCCGTCGAGATACAGTTCGTACCGGCGCTCCGGATCCACATCCGAATCGATCCACCAGCCCGGTGCCACGTCGTTGGCGGATTCCGGGATGGCACTCAGGCCTCCCAGGTTGAACCAGGTGTAGCTGATGACCACCTGCGTTTTCGCGGCTACGTCCGCAGCCGAGAATGTGTAGGTGCCAGTTGAAGGATTGACACTGTATTGACTCTGCTGAAGAGGCCCCTGCGAAATGTAAGCGAAGGGCAAGCCGGTCGATACCGAGACCACGGCGGGCAGGGAATTCTCGGGGCCGGGCGGCCCATCGTACATGAACGTTGCGGCATTGGAGACAGTGAAACTGTACTGCGGAGGATCCGTCTGGAATTGCCCCAGCGTATAGGTCTCACTGGCCTGGTCAATCGATGACCCGGTGAGCGGAGGCGAGCCACCAGCCCCGATCTGCGAAAGGTTCACAATGGAATTGATGGGCCAGTGCCTCAGCACCATCAAATCGCCGCCGTCGCCTTCCCGCACTTCGTTGTAATTCTGAGCCGGGGTGAAATCCGGCCGCCGGATCTCATTCAGGAAGTCGGTGGAAACATTTACAATCAGTCCCGTGATGAGGCTGTCGTCGCTCGATGCAGCCGCGCCCATAGCGAGCCACGTCTTTACATCCTGGAGTGCGCAGAGACTTGTTGACATGTCATCCTCTCGTCGATGCCCAGTCTTCGCACCGCAGACTCCACAGCAGCCGGTCCACCCATTCGCAGGGCTTGCCGATCTGGGTTTCGTCCCTATCCCAGAGCTTCACCAGCATGCGCATGGCGACCTTGATCTCAGGAGGCACCGAGCCGGCGCTCGTGCCATACCCCGCCGTGAAGTTGATCTGCACGGCATTCGGCACGTAGAGGCAGGCGGGCCAGTTCTGCCCGGAGTTCGGGAACAGGCGCGCCGGTTCGTTTTCGTTGTCCACCACGAAGGCACCCTGCTGGTTTGCGGGCGTCCCCGGAAGCAAGGTTTGCAGCTCCCCGGTTATGGCGTCCACGTACTGGATGTTTGTGACTCCGATCAATGGAGGCCGGTACAGTTTTATCATCTGCGAGTAGTTCCACAGCGTCGTGGAATATCTTGGCAGGGAGTAGTAAGCGGGGGGATACGCCTGCTGGGACATGAACGTATCCGTGAAGTACGGAAACGAATCCATGACCTGCTGGAATCCCGTGGCGATGAAGGTGCGGCGCGTGAACGTCTCGCAATAGCCGCGCGCGGCTTTGATCAGGTCTCTCAGCCGGGTGGCAATATTGGCGCTGGTTACATGGTCTGAGTCTTCCCAGGGGCCATAGCCCAGTTGGACCTTTACTTCAGCTAGAGACAAGGGCTCGACAAGTGGCGGAGATGTGATTACAATGCCAGACATGGCGCTAGAAATTCCAGAGAAATCATACGTTTGCGCGAGTTGCGGCGGCCGGTTCCTTTACGGGCGACCCGACGAAGATGCCCTGGCCGAGGCACTGCGCGATTTTGGCAAGCGCAGCACCGATCCCGATATGGTTTTGGTCTGCGACGACTGCTACGCGCAAATCATGCGGGGCACCCAGCGCATTAAACTACGTGGGCTGCGCGCGGGTTAGCGCGTCTCGCGTTTCGCCGCGCGGATCTTCACCTCGGGGTTTTCGGTGGCCCGTTTGTACGCCGCTTCCAGCAACTCGCGAATCTTTACTAGTTCGCCGGTCTGCCTTTCCATTTCCGCCTGCAGCCACGGCGCGTGCAGCGAGGGACCCATGCACTGGTGCAGCTCGCCCGTGTCTATCTTGTTCCCGCACTTCAGACAGATCAGGCCCATCATGCAGCCCTCCTTGGCATGCAGGTGGCCGGGACGATCAGGCTTGCCGGTTTCGCAGGGGGCTTGCATTCTTCGATTTTGCTCTCTTTCAACCACCACTGCCACAGATGACTGAATCCAGCGCTATACGTGCGCCATGGTCTCTGCCATCCCTTCGCTATGTAGTCCGCGCTCAGCGATGCCCATGGTTCCACTGGCAGCCGGTCCAACAGGAACAAATCTAATGCTGGCCGAATCTGCCCCCGCACGACTTGCGTATGCGCTCTTTGCCACGCTTCGAACCCGCCGTATTTGCCGTGCGGCGTCAGGGGCCGTCGTTCGAAGGCGCGCCGGCGAAACACGCCGATCCCGCCGATGGTCGACACGGGGACGTAGGAAGGTGGCCCGTCCGCCATCTCCAGATCGCGGGTGGCATCCGGACGATACGACTGGGTAAAGTGCGGACAGCGGCTATCGGGGGGTTCGATGCCCAGCAGATCCAATTCCGGGTGCGATTCGAACGTGGCCGCGCATTGATCGAGCCAACCGGGCGGGACGATTACATCCGAGTCGATCTTGGCCCAAAACTGCGCGCCGGGGCTAGCCAGATAGTCCGCCATCACTGCGACGGGGCTTCCTAGGCCGCCTTCCTTCTCTTTCTCCTCCTCGGTCAGATCTGCGAACTTAACGGAATACCGGAAGACCGTCGGCTTGCCCAGATTCGCCCGAAATACACGCGTCTGATCGGCCATCAGTTCATGCGTTCCGTCCGCCGATCTATCATCGCAAACCACAAGCCCGGAGACGAGGTCCAAGTTTGTGTTTTCCATCAGCGCCTCGAAGCTTGCCTCCGTAAATTTCCGCCGGTTATGCGTGAGGAACAGGATGTCGATCATGCAGATACCATGCTTGCTTTCACCGAAGCGATCCGGCGCAGGATCTCGGCCAGGTCGTCGCCGTGACGTCTTTCCATGCCCATGCGGTCCACGCCGTGCGCGTGGGGCAGGTGATCCACGCCTAGGTCAACTTCGTGAAACGGTGTGAGCCCGGTAAAGACCCGGTCGCACTCGCGGAGAAATAGCTCATCCACGGGGAACACGGAGCGATATTGCGCAAACGCCCAATTTGCCAGGATGCGCGGAAAGATGGCGCCCCAGCCCACGAGAGTGCAGCCGAGCGGCCGGTAGAATTCGCTGTGGCTCCGCTGCACGTTGCACCACAACTCGCGCCGGACTCCGTTCCCAACGTATGGGGTAGCCAGATCTTCCACTGGCACAATACAGTCGTCGTCCTGCACATAGATGAAATCGTGTTTTGCCCGGTAGATGCCCAGATAGCGGCCGTACACTTTCTGATCGATGTGCTCTTTCGCGTTGTCCCAGACCACGATGTCATCGAAGGGCAGCGATTCGAGGATTGGCGACAGGTCTACGTCGCCTTTCGTGACGATGACGGCCGAGATGTCAGAGCAGTTCATGGAAGAACGCCTTTGCCTGTGCGTGCGTTAATTGCCCGCTTCTCGTGTATCCGCGCGGCTCGGTGGCGCTCCGCGTTAACGGGTCCATGGCACTCCCCAGATTGATGTAGGTGCGGCCGGGAAATGCCTCCCAGAGCTTCACTACCGGGATTGTCCCAGCCATGCCAGCGGCCCACAGCAGGACATCAAACGGATTGCCCGCCAGTTTGTCATAGATCGAATCCGCGCATGCCAGCAGATCCCGCATGGGCGTGACGACGTGCTCGCAGCCGAGCATCTTGGCCGCCGGTGCGTGCGCCGCCGGTCCCAGATAGACTTTGCGCCGCGTGTCCGCCTTCACCGCCTTATAGAAATCCAGCAGCTCGCGGGACTCGCGCGTCAGAAGCAGCGCTTCGAAGTGCAGAAAGTTGAGATTGGCATCCCCGATCAGCCGGTCGTATTCCGCGCGATATTCCGTGGACCGGTTGGCACCGAAAGAAGCCGAAAGCCAATCGCCGATGTAGATTTGCGGGCCGCCGAAAGCACCCGAGAACCGCCAATCGCCAATGCAGTTTGGGTCCTGGCCCGCATTATACGCTGACATATCCATAACAAACCCCAGGCCGACATAGCTGCCGATGGTCGAGTGGACGACATCGTCCCAGGCTTGCCGCATGCCCCGCGCCAGATCGGGGGAATACTTCTCGCCGTCGCAAGTCTGCCCTTTCCCCAGGCCGTTGATGCATTCTATGGCTCCATCGCCATAGCGGAGGAATAAAAACGGCGCTTGCCACTTCAGCTTGGCAGTGAGGAAGGCTGCGCTCTCGTCGATGCCCAGGCGCGTGTACATCGGCCAATCTGACCGCGCCGCAAGGACGGCTGCGCTCTCGTCGATCCTCGGGCGCGTGTATCCGCCGGCCGCAAGCTGCATGTCCCACTTGGCTTCGTCGTGCGAGCGATTGGCCATCAGCCGGTACGCGCGAACCGTCGTACATCGCCTCCGCGCCACTACACCATAGCCCAGCGCAAATTGGAAGCCGCCCAGGTTGATCGAGGCACGGCGCTCGTGGCCAAGGATCTCAAAATTGACCGACTTCAAAAGCCGATCCATCCCGATCCTTGTGAATCGGGCCAGGTCACTGGCTTCGCATTCCTCCCAGTTCGTCGCGTACGTCATCACCAGGTGGCCGCCCGGCTTCAGGGCCATCAGCAGCGCGTGCGCCCACGATACTGGATCTTCCAGATATTGAAAGACCTGGTTGCACATCACCGCATCGAACGGTCCACGCGGCCATGCATCGCCCTTGTCGTAGGGCACGTATTCGCCTTCGACTAAATGCCGATATGGCTGTGGCTCCCGGCACGTTCCCGGCTTCCCCGCCCCGAAGTCCAGCACGCGGCCACACAGCAAGTGCCGGTTGCGCGTCATAAACTCGCGGATGGAATCGCGCTCCAACTCGCGCACCGTGTGGTGATTCCAGTATGTCGCCGGATGCTCCCAGGCGCTTACAGCGGTTTCTGCCATATGCCTATCAGTGTCGGACAATTCCAGTCCGCGATGTCGTCCCGCCCGAGGATTTCCCGGCTCACTTCCACCAGGTGTGTGTAGCTCAGGTGTTTATCGAGCGATTCCAGCGTCAGTGAATGGTCGTGTAATAGGTTCAACAGCGCGGGCGGTCTCAGGTGCACGTACAGATAGAATCTGCCGCCGGGCTTCAGCAGCCGTGCGATCTTCGGCAGCAGATGGAATCCCATTTCGCCGTGGTCCAAAGCATTCGCGCAAAGGATCGCGTCGAAAGTCAGGTCGGTATCCCATTGTTCGAACGGCGCTGAATAGTAGCGGATGTCGCCGCGCTCTTCGTTTTCAAGCAGGCCCAAATGGCCGAACGCCTCAAACAGCGGATCGACGGCAACGCAAAGGCCGGTCCACCGAAAGCTGGGCAGCATGCCCCAGCACGGCCCCGCGCCGATCTCCAGGACCGCCGCATCCGGGCTTTCCAGGCTATCGGATAGGCCAAGGCTGCGGACGTATTGGAGTTGCATCGCTTTCTGCGCGGCGAGGCCGTCTGGCCCGTCGAGCAGTTCCGCGCGAATCCAGTACTTCAATTCGAGCAGTTCCTTTTGGCTGAGGGTCACGCGTAATACTCCCAGAGATCCCTGCAAAAATGTTCCCGGCAGCCGAGGGTCGCGATGTCGATCTGCGACTCGTAGCAGGCCAGTGCCCGCAGCTTGCGGCGGATCCACTCGCCGGATTTTACCGGGACGCGATTGGCGCTGGTGGATTTGCCTTTGTCCCGCGTGTAAGTCAGGTAGTGAGTTACCCGGCCAGGCCAGAGGGTGTCCGCTGCGCGGCCTACCGCGGTGTGTTGCTCGTGGCCGTTCTCGATGGCCGGGGCGAAAGCGTGCTCGACTTCCCGTTCGTCCCAGCGTTCCCGCAGCAGGCATCGGAGGTGGCCCGCGATCCAGTCTGAGTTTGACGCCAGATTGTGATTGTCGGGGATGCCTATGAATTCGCAGCCCGAATGACCCAGTTCTCTCAGCGCGCTGATGGTCTCCGCTCGCCGCTGCTCCAACGTGACCGGATTCCCCCGCTCAGCCTGCAAGTGGGAATCGAACACGACTACCACCAGCGGTTTTTCACGCTGAATAGTCAGCGCACCGAACAAGCATTCATCGTCGTTGTGAGGCGAAAGGAATAGCTTCATTTGATCGCCGCCAGGACTGCTCTGAGCTTGCTGCGCCTCTCCACACCCTCGCCGTACTCGAAGAGTTCCCACATCAACGGCCGGAAAAGCGCAGTGATCCCATATGCCGGACCCAGCCGCCCGCGCTCCCCTTGCGGATTATTCCACTCCTCGCAAAAGTAGTATCGATCGTCCATCGTCCAAAATGACGTGTGTGTCGGATCGCAGAACGCGCCGGGATTCACCCGGCCATCGGACAGGGAGACAAGCGGCACCCAGAGATCGAGGAACGCGCCGGGCTTCAGCGCGCGGTGGGCTTCGTTGAGCGTTCGGATTTTCGAGGGAAGGTGCTCGAAAACATCGTGCGCCAGAATCTCATCGACCGACGAGTCTGGCCAGGGCCACGGCTCCGCGAGGTTTACAATCTGATCGGCGGGCGGGGCCTGGTCCACATTGACATAGCCGGGCTTGTGGTCGTCGCTGCAACCGAGGTTAAGCCGCACGTTTTTCCATTCCTTCCATATCGAGCGCGGCAAAGAATGCCGCGGGGAACGCTTCGTTCTTGACCTTGGGCCAGCCTACTCTTGAGATATTCCGCGCCGTGGACGTGTTCGAGGAATGCGCTCTGGCAATGCACATCTGCCGACCATCCAAGGTGGCAACGCCGCCATGCTTTTGCGCCGTTCGCGCTACTTCTACGTCCGTGGCTTCGAGCCTCGGATGACTGGGAAGCCCTGAATATTCCGGCCAGCGATGCGACTTCCAAAACTCTCTCGTGTAACACATGGAGGTGCCGACAGCGAAGCCTTCCGGCCCCTTCCAACGATATCCGACAGCATTCCGCATGTCCCAGAACAGGAGGGAATGATAGCCCGTCATGGGCCTTCCGGAAGTCAGCAGTAAGCTTACTTGCTCGTCGATCCTGCCGGGGTCGGACCAGTCGTCGGAATCGAAGTGGATAATGACTTCCCCTTGCGCCTGGGCGCACAGCCATTCCCGCTTGGCCCCGATGGTGCGCTTAAGTGCGCGGTAGTAGCGGACGCCAGGTCCATTGGGGGGGGCGGGGAAAGATAGATCGTCCGCGTCGTCCAGGATGATGAGTTCCTTATCCGGCCACGCCTGAGATCGCCAGCAGTTCAGCGCCGTCTGAGACAGTAGTGGACGGGCGCGCGTCGGCATGATCGCGGATACCAGCATTTTGTTCTGGCGGGGGGCTATTACTTCTCGCGCTTGATTCGGCGAGCTTGATGAAAAATTGGGGCCGTGGTAGGCGCGGCCCCAAGGTTTTGCAGCAAGGGAGGGAAAGCTAGCTGATGGTGACGCCGGAAGATCCGTAAGCGTACCACACGCCGTTGTAGGCTGTGATTTCCATCTTCTCGCCTTTGGTGCCGCCAAAGGTCAGGATGTGACTCGCTCCATTGATGGCGCTGGCGGGCGTGGTGACGGTATGGGCGTGACCCGTGATATCCAGGATCGTGAGCTTCTTCATATCCTGGCCTCCCGCCACGACGCCGGGTAGTCCGGCAACAGGGGCGGGCAACAGCCAGGCGCCGGCGCTGGTCTGCGCCAGTAGCACGGTGCCTTCCTTGGATACGATGTTTTCGGTGTCGGTCGCCAGGGGCGGCGAACTCACATTGGATGTGGTCTTCAGTTCGTAGCCGAAGATTGGTTCGAGATTTTGCGGGATGAAGGTGCCCTGGTCGGGACAGCTTGCCGGGAAACGATTGACGATTGACATTGAAATGGTTCTCCTGTGGTTTGGGAAATTGGGGTTTAGGTGCCGTGTTTCAGGCCCCTATAACAGCAAGCCTTAGGACTGCTGCAAATACATGACCGGGTGAGTTCCCGCGTCCAAAAGCTGGCCGTCCGCGCGCATAAAGGCGAGGAATGCCACCTGGCCATAGTCGGCAAAGCGCTCAACTAAACGCAGCACGCTCATCTCGCGGACGCGCCGGATAACGTACTTATCCAGCGGTCCGAACACGACGGTCTTAGCGTTCGCCGCCAGTTGCGCCATGTCATTGTTGATCGAGTAGCCGTAGCCCAGGATCGTGTCCGGCTGTTTGTCGCCCAAGCCCGAGAATCCAGGCATCCACAAGGGACGGCCGTAGTTGTCTTTCAGGGTCTT